CAAACGCAAGGGCATGAAGTCCGGTGGCTGCGTCAAGAAGATGAAGTCTGGCGGCGCCGTGCGTGGCTGTGGCATGGCGAAGAAAGGCGTCAAGAAAGCCAAGATGTACTGAGGTGCATCATGCCTGCTAAGCCTGCTAAAAAGTCTCAGATGCCGTGCAACAAACCAAAACGCACGCCGGACCACCCCAAAAAATCCCACGTTGTGAAAGCGTGCGCTGGTGGAAAGGAAAAGGTGATCCGGTTCGGTGAGCAAGGTGCTGAGACGGCGGGCAAGCCCAAGGCGGGTGAATCTGAACGCATGAAGAAAAAACGTGCCAGTTTCAAGGCGCGGCACGCGAAGAACATCGCCAAAGGTCCGATGTCCGCGGCGTATTGGTCCGACCGCGAAAAATGGTGACCCATGGAAATGATGCTTTGGAACGCTGTGCTCTCAATCGTAGTCGGGATTATGGGCGTTCTCCTCAAGGGTAAGTTTGACGAACTTAACCGACTAGGTATCCTGCTCAACCGTACGCGAGAAGAAGTGGCGCGTGACCACATTACCAGAGCAGAGGTCCGTGCTGATCTTGATATGATCCGTCAGCACTTTGACGACGGATTTCGCCGCTTAGAGATCAAAATTGACAAACTGGCAGAAAAGCGATGACAACATCCGGAACGACCGCCTTCAACCTGAACCTTACGGACCTTATCGAAGAGGCTTGGGAGCGCGCCACAGGCGGCGGAGAGATTCGTTCCGGCTACGAGTTTCGCACTGCGCGTCGGTCACTCGGCCTGCTACTCATGGACTGGGCTTCGCGTGGGTTAAATCTTTGGACGGTAGAACAAGGCTCCATTCAACTCGTGGCAGGTATAGCTACTTATGCTTTGCCGTGTGACACCGTAGACATCATTGAGCACGTGCTTCGCGCTGGCGCTGGCAATACGCAGTCGGACACCGCGCTCAACCGTATCTCGGTCTCGACCTACGCAACGATTCCGAACAAGACCTCTGAAGCAAGGCCCATTCAAATTTATGTTGATAGGCAAGCTACGCCTAGCGTCACGCTCTGGCCAGTTCCGGATTCGTCTCAGACCTATTCGCTTGTGTACTGGCGCATGCGCCGTATTGAAGACCCCGGTACGGGTCAAAACACGCAGGATGTGCCATTTCGGTTTCTCCCTTGCCTCGTGGCAGGATTGGCTTTTTACATCGCCCAAAAGACGCCTGAAGGCTTCCAACGCCTTCAAATGCTGAAGTCGGAATACGACGAGGCATGGCTGATCGCCAGCACCGAAGACAGAAGCCGCGCTTCCGTCCGTTTCGTTCCGTGGTTCAAGTGAGAGAGCGCCATGAGCCGTGCGTACGCCTCTGGAAAATACGCTCGCGCTATCTGTGATCAGTGCGGGTTTGAGTTTAAGTACACGCAGTTAAAAGCCATTACCAGCGATGGTAGAGCGACGGGATTGCGCGTATGTCCTGAGTGCTGGGAAGAGAGCCACCCACAAGAAGATTTGGGCAAGTACCCGATCACTGATCCGCAAGCACTCCGCTATGCGCGGCCTGATCCCAGTCTAGAAGCCAGCAGAGAACTTACCGGAATGGAACTGCTTGAAGCGTTCCTCAAGGGGTAACCATGAACTATAGCCAGCTCCAACAAGCCATCCTCGACTACATCGAGGCGGGCGATACTTCGTTCGTTGCACACATCCCAGACTTCGTCCGTGCAACGGAGCAGAAAGTCTACAACATGGTGCAGCTTCCGGTAGCCCGGAAAAGCACGACGCTCACTACGGCGATGGGTGTGGCGACGGTGACGGCGCCTGCAGACTTTTTGTACGCGTTTTCAATGGCCGTTGTTCTGCCTGATTATCCGCGTCAGTATCTGATGAACAAGGATCAGAACTATTTGGACTCGGCCTTCCCTGACCCGACGTATGTGGATGTGCCGTCGCACTACGCGATGGTTGACTACGAGACATTCCAGCTCGCGCCCATTCCGGATGCGGCTTACGACATTGAGCTTGTCTACTCCGCGTACCCTGAATCCATCGTCACTGCAGGGACGAGCTGGCTTGGTGACAACTTTGATACGGTGCTGCTCTATGGCAGTCTTGTGGAAGCCAACATGTATATCAAAGGCGAAGCCGACATGACGGCGCTGTACCAGAAGCAGTTTGATGAATCTCTGGCTCGTCTCAAGATACTGGGTGATGGCAAGAACCGACAAGATGCCTACCGTTCTGGACAATTCAGGACAGGAGTTCGCTAACCATGCTCAACTTCAAACGCGGTGATACGTTTTTGGTCTGGCTGATGTGTAACGCTGCGGTTAACAATACTAACTGATGCCTGTATTTTGTTAAAAATCCTAAAATGAACTTCGATAAAGCGTTCGAGAAACTGATCGGCCATGAAGGCGGACTGAGCCTTGATCCGAAAGACCGTGGCAACTGGACTTCCGGCGTCATCGGCAAGGGCGAGCTTCGTGGTACGAAATATGGTGTTAGCGCAATGAGCTACCCTCATCTTGATATCCGCAACTTGACGCTCGATCAGGCAAAAGCGATCTATCGCAAGGATTATTGGGGTCGGTCTGACGATCTTCCCGACGCGGTGCGTTTTGACTTTTTTGACGCGGCTGTAAATTCCGGCTACGAGCAATCTGTCAAATGGCTACAGCGGGCTGCTGGAGCAAAAGACGATGGCAAGATTGGACCAAATACGCTGTTGGCAGTACGTATGGCGGACCCACAGCTGCTGTCAAAACGGTTCAACGGCCACCGCTTGATGGCAATGACCAACATGTCTGGTTGGGCTTCGCAAAATCGCGGGTGGGCGCGTCGCATCGCAAACAACCTGTTGAGCGTACAATGAACTACCAAGACCTCCCCATGTGCTGCCGTCAGTGTGCTAATCGGCAGAGCCAGTATCTTTACCCCACATGGACACATCGCTGCGCCCGTGCCAAACCGATGGTTGAAAACTGTCAGTGGAAACAAGCGCGACATCCTAACTTTGAGATAGAGAATAATGAACGCAAAGATTACTGACCTCGCCCGGTGGAAAGCTACCCACTCCCGCCCCATCAACGACGCCTGCCGCTGGTCTGAAGCAGTCGAGACCGTGACCCGTGCAAACATGCAGATGTGGCTGACGTTCACATTCCAGTGGCCGCGCATCATCTTGCGTTCAATGTTCGGAGTTTGATCATGGACTGGAAACAGGTAGGACAATCGGTAGCTGCCGCAGCCCCGGCGCTGGGGCTGGCATTGGGTGGTCCCGCGGGCGGCGCCATCGGCTCTCTGGTCGCCGCAGCGTTTGGAGTGGACTCCACGCCGGAGTCGGTCAGCAAAGCACTTGTCACTGACCCTGACTCCGCAGTCAAGCTGCAGGAAATCCAGCTTCGCCACGCCGAAGTGCTCGCCGCTATTGCAGCACAGCAATATGTTGCACAACTTGCAGATACTCAGCAGGCCCGCGTGACGCATCAAGGCCATTGGATGCCATGGGTTCTTACCGTAGTGCTCGCTGCAATGGTGGCGGCTATGGGTGTGGGGCTGTTTATTCTCGATACCCCGGCGGAAAACCGCGAAGTGGTTTATCTACTAGCAGGGCAGTTGCTCGGCGCTTTCGCCACAGCCATCGCGTACTGGCTAGGGTCTAGCCGAGGTTCTGTAGAAAAACAACGTACGCTTGAAAGTCGATAGCCCCGTTTCAGGGGCTAATTTGCTATATTAAGTGGCAAGAACAAATTCGGAGTAGCACATGCCTACCAGTTATACCACCAACCTACGGTTGGCCCTCCCTGCGACCGGCGAGCTGGCCGGTATCTGGGGCACTGTCGTCAACGACAACATCACCAAAATGGTCGAAGAGGCCATCACAGGCGTAGCGACAATCAGTACGTGGCCGACCAACATCCACACGCTCACCGAAGTGAACGGTGCCACATCTGAAGCCCGCTGCGCTGCGCTGAATCTTACCGGGGTTCTAACTGCTACTGGCACTCTTCGTGTGCCTGACGCAGTGACCAAGACGTACATCATCCGCAACGGCACTACTGGTGGGTATGGTGTTGCAGTGCAGCGTGTCGCTGGTGGGACGAGCGTAACCATCCCTAACGGTTATACCGCGATGGTGTACACCGACGGAAGTAATGTCGGCCTCGTGACGCCGTTTGTTGACTCAACCGGAGATATCGTCGGTGATGTGACGGGTAACGTCACGGGAAATCTAACCGGAAACGTCACAGGCGATGTGACGGGAAATGTGACCGGAGACGTTACCGGGAACCTGACTGGCAATGTGACCGGAGACGTTACCGGAGACGTTACCGGAGACGTTACCGGAAACTTGACCGGTGGCGTTACGATGGTCGGCACGATCTTGGAAGACATCTATACCATCACCGACGGCGCGGCATTCGAGATCGATCCCGGCAACGGCTCCATCCAGCTCATTACGCTCGGTGCTAACCGTACGCCGAAAGCCACTAACTTTGCTGCTGGCGAAGCCATCACTTTGATGGTGGAT